GCCTACGAACAGTATCTGCCGACATAAGCAGAGATGAACAAGTTCACGTTGCTACCAATAGCCTTGTTTGTCGTGAGCTGGGGCTTACTGTCTCTCCTTCTCTTGATAAACTGCGTAAAGCAACTATAAATTGGGTAATGCAACCCCTTTCTGGGGTAGACTCCAATAAGTATTTGAACAAAAAATTTTGGCTGGATGCAAGTGATCGCCTGATGTATGAAGGTAAAGCTCCTGAGCTTTCCGATACCAAGCGAGCACGGATGCCAGCGTTCTTTGAACATGCAAACCCTAACCTCCCTCAATACGCTTAACCTTCTGACTGTTGAAAAGTTGTTGGCTGAGCTAGAGGAACTTTATCCACCCATCAACCCTACTCCTGACACTTCGCTTAACCAGATCATGTATCGGTCTGGTCAAACAAGTGTTGTGGAATGGATACGAACACGTCTTACCCAAGAGGATTAAATTATGTGTGACACCAGTGGAGGCAAACGCGCTCATCACGCAGCACAAGAACGTATGCGTGAAGAATCACGTATTGCTGGAATGTATGCACAAGCTGAACGTGCCCGCCAAGCCGAATTGGATCGAATGACCGCAATGCAGAATGAAGCCAATCAAAGGCAACAAGAAGCATTGAAGGCGATTTCTGATAGTTCTAAGGCTGCAACCCGAGTCAGGATGGCCTCTGACGCTGCAACTCCAATTATGCGTACTAAGCAAAAAAGGCCTGGTGAAGCTGTTGGTGTGGCTTCTCTTCGTATTAATCGTACCCCTGGCACTAATGTTGAAATGGGTACAAGCGGAACTAACCTTGGTTAATTAGATGAACGCTAAATCAAGGTACGATCATCTAAGTAGTTACCGTACTAACTTTCTCCAAACTGCGGTTGAATGCTCTGAGCTTACGATTCCTTATCTCATCCAACGTGATGAGCATAGGATTTCCCACAAGTCCCTTAAGCAACCTTGGCAATCAGTAGGTGCTAAGTCGGTAGTCACGTTGGCAGCTAAGCTTATGCTTGCATTGCTTCCTCCTCAGACTACCTTCTTCAAGCTTCAAATTCGTGATGATAAGCTAGGCACTGATTTGCCTGCTGAGATCCGCTCTGAGCTTGACCTGAGTTTTGCTAAGATTGAACGCATGGTGATGGACTCGATTGCTGCTTCCAGTGATCGTGTTGTTGTTCACCAAGCCATCAAACACCTTGTTGTTGGTGGCAATGCACTTATCTACATGGGCAAGGAAGGGCTAAAACACTATCCATTGAACCGCTACGTAGTGGATCGAGATGGTAACGGTAACGTAATTGAGATCGTCACCAAAGAATTGATCAACAAGAAGCTTCTTCCTAAAGAACTTCAAGAAAAAGATTATCAAGTTAATGAACGCAACTACGCTCATGAAGATGACGTAGAAGTGTACACCCATGTGCGCCTTGATAACAACCGTTGGTTGTGGCATCAAGAGGCATTTGGTAAGCGAGTTCCTGGAACTGAAGGCAAGGCTCCTAAAGATGCTAACCCTTGGTTGGTTCTCCGGTTCAACTCTGTTGACGGTGAGAACTACGGACGAGGTAGAGTCGAAGAGTTCCTGGGTGATCTCAAGTCCCTTGATGCACTCTCTCAGGCACTCGTAGAAGGCTCTGCAGCAGCCGCTAAGGTGGTCTTCGTGGTATCACCCTCAAGCACCACTAAACCACAGACAATCGCCCAGGCAGGCAACGGAGCAATCGTTCAAGGCCGACCTGATGACATTGGTGTTATCCAAGTTGGTAAGACCGCTGACTTCAGTACTGCTGCTAACCTTGCAGCATCCCTTGAGCGTCGCATCTCTGAAGCGTTCCTTGTTCTTACTGTTCGTCAGTCTGAACGGACAACTGCTGAAGAGGTACGCCTTACTCAGATGGAGTTGGAACAGCAGCTGGGTGGCCTATTCTCCCTATTGACTGTAGAGTTCCTAATCCCTTACCTCAACCGTAAGCTTCTGGTACTGCAACGTTCTGGTGAGCTGCCTAAGATTCCTAAGGATCTAGTTAATCCCACCATCGTTGCTGGTATCAATGCCCTTGGCCGTGGTCAAGATCGTGAGTCTCTCACCACCTTTATTGCTACAATCTCTCAAGCACTTGGTCCTGACCAGATGCTGCAGTTCATCAATGCAGACGAAGCAATCAAACGCTTGGCAGCTGCACAGGGTATTGATGTGCTGAACCTTGTTAAGTCGATGGATCAGCGTCAAGCTGAGCGTCAACAAGCTATGGGTCAACAGCAGCAAATGCTGCAGATGCAACAGATTCCTGACATGCTCAAGGCTCCTATTGCTGACCCGTCTAAGAACCCTAACGCAGAAGAAACCATTGCCAACTACATGGCAAGTCAATCTGCTCCACCAATGCAATAACTTTTTATGGCAGAAATTTTGAGCTACGACGCTACTCCTGATGCAGAAGTAATGTCGTCTATTGAATCCGACGAAGCTGATTCCCTTGCTATCGGTGAAGAGCTGATGGCTCAACACGAGGGTATGCTGGCTGGTAAGTACAAGAATGCCCAGGATCTTGAGAAAGCTTATATGGAGCTTGAGAAGAAACTGGGTGGTAACAATCGTGAGGAGTCCGTTGAAGAGGAACCTTCCGAAGAAGAACCAGTTGAAGAAGAGAGTCGGGATTACAGTGACCTGGCTGAATTGTTCTCACTTGCCGGTGATGAGTATTCAGAGAAAGGGGAACTGAGTGCAGAGACGCTTGAAGCATTCTCTCAAATGTCATCTCAGGATCTGGTGCAAGCCTACCTTGAGATGCAAACTAACCAACCGTCCGTTCAAGGCCGAGAGCTTAGCAACCAAGAAGTCAATCAACTTCAAAACTCTGTGGGTGGTCAAGCCGCTTACAATCAGCTGACCAGTTGGGCAGCAGAAAACTTCAGTGAAAGTGAGATCGAAGCTTTTGATTCTCTTGTTGAATCTGGCAACACTAACGCTATCCAGCTTGCACTGCAAGCACTGTACTATCGCTATACCGACGCTATGGGAGTTGAAGGAGAACTGCTGAGTGGTAAACCCGCTCGCTCACAAGATGCATTCCGTAGCCAAGCTGAGCTGGTACGCGCTATGTCTGATCCTCGCTATGATAACGATCCTGCTTATCGTCAAGATGTGATCGAAAAGCTTGAACGTTCTGATGTAGAGTTTTGATGAACGACACTAACCTTTGGCCTATTGAACCCACCATGTACACTGACAAAGATTACACTGTTCCCCATAATGAGCGAGCCGAGCTTCTCAACGGTCGCCTTGCTATGCTTGGCGTCATGGCTGCTCTTGGTGCTTATGCGCTGACTGGTCAAATTATTCCTGGTATCTGGTAATGCCCCTCAAAAAAGGTAAGTCTGATAAAGCCGTTTCAGCTAACATCAAACAGATGAAGGGTGAAGGCTATCCTCAGAAGCAAGCTGTTGCCATTGCTCTTAACAAAGCTGGTAAATCTAAGAAGAAAAAGTAATGGCTAATAGTGTTAGCCTAAAAATTGGTAAACACAAATCACGTACTGGCGGCCTTACAGCCGCTGGTCGTGCTAAATATAATCGAGAGACTGGTTCTAATCTCAAGGCTCCTCAACCAGAAGGTGGTCCACGTAAGCGTAGCTTCTGTGCCCGCATGTCTGGTGTTAAAGGTCCAATGAAAGATGAGAAAGGAAGACCTACTCGTAAAGCACTAGCCCTTCGTAAATGGAAATGCTAAATGGCTAAGCCTGGACTCTATGCAAACATTCATGCTAAGCGTGAACGTATTGCCAAAGGTAGCGGTGAGAAAATGAGGAAGCCTGGTACTGCTGGTGCTCCTACCGCTAAACAATTTAAGCAAGCAGCTAAGACTGCAAAGAAAAAGTAATACGGTAGCCCCGTCATTACTGCGCGTGTTGTGACGGGACAAACAGAAGAAGTAAGCAATATACAAGTTCTTTGCTTATTAATTATGATTCCTGTTCTAACTACTCTGTCGGTGATCACCAGTTGGTACGGTCCTGGCTTCCATGGAAACCTCACCGCTAACGGTGAACGGTACAATCAAAACGGCCTTACTGCAGCGCACAAGACACTCCCTTTTGGAACTAAACTTAAAGTTTGTTTCAAACGGTGTGCCGTTGTTCGGGTCAATGATCGTGGTCCCTATCATGGTAATAGGGCAATCGATCTCAGTAAAGGTGCGGCTGATCGAATCGGTCTCACTAACTCTGGAGTTGGAAGGGTAAAGGTAACCCGTCTTAACTAACTTCATTCATGACTGCTACACTCGCAGCTCCCCGCTCTCAGTCCAACTGGGAGCGTTTTTGTAGCTGGGTAACCAGCACTGATAATCGTCTTTATGTTGGGTGGTTCGGGACACTGATGATTCCGTGTCTTCTTGCAGCCACCACTTGTTTTATTCTTGCATTTATTGCGGCTCCTCCTGTCGATATTGATGGCATCCGTGAGCCTGTATCCGGAAGTCTTCTTTATGGAAACAATATCATATCGGGAGCCGTCGTTCCGAGCAGCAATGCCATCGGACTTCACCTGTACCCAATTTGGGAAGCTAATTCACTTGATGAATGGCTCTACAACGGGGGTCCATATCAGCTCACAGTGTTCCACTTCCTCATTGGTATCTATGCTTACCTGGGACGAGAGTGGGAACTTAGCTATCGATTAGGGATGAGGCCTTGGATCTTTGTCGCATATTCTGCCCCAGTCGCCGCCGCTTCCGCAGTATTTTTGGTCTATCCGTTTGGTCAAGGTTCGTTCTCCGATGCTATGCCTTTGGGCATTTCGGGAACCTTTAACTACATGCTTGTGTTCCAAGCCGAACATAACATTCTCATGCACCCCTTCCATATGTTGGGTGTCGCTGGGGTGTTTGGTGGGTCGCTATTCAGTGCAATGCATGGTTCGCTGGTTACGTCCTCGCTTGTGCGTGAAACTACTGAAGAGGTATCTCAGAACCAAGGCTATAAGTTTGGACAAGAGGAAGAGACTTACAATATCGTAGCCGCTCATGGTTACTTTGGCCGTTTGATCTTCCAGTACGCTTCGTTCAATAACTCTCGTAGTCTGCACTTCTTCTTGGCTGCTTGGCCTGTTGTGGGCATTTGGTTTGCTGCCCTAGGAGTCAGCACCATGGCCTTCAACCTGAACGGGTTTAACTTTAACCAGTCGCTCCTTGATAACCAAGGTAACGTCATCAACACCTGGGCAGACATCCTCAACCGAGCTGGTCTTGGCTTTGAGGTGATGCACGAACGTAATGCTCATAACTTCCCCCTTGATCTGGCTACTCACAAAGCACCAGTGATTGGGTGATTACTGGAGTAGGGACACCTCAGAGTCGGATCTCTACTCTCTAGGCTGAGGCCGGTACGCCGACACCCTTAGCCGTTGACAGTCGGAAAGACGACAACAAAATATCGCAACAAATTTTTCCAAACGTTTGGAGAGCAAGTAAACAACTTCTTTCTCTCTTTCAATGGCACATCAAACTTCTACCCTGACCACGAGCCTGACTCGTCCTGGTCAGGATAACGGTGCGGGCGACGCCCGTGCTCTCTATCTCAAGCTGTTTAGCGGCGAGATGTTCAAAGGCTTCCAGCACGAGTCGATTGCTCGTGACCTGGTTATGAAGCGCACTCTGAAGAACGGCAAGTCTCTTCAGTTCATCTACACTGGCCGTACCACGGCTGAGTTCCACACCCCCGGCAACGCGATCCTTGGTAACACCGATGGTGCGCCTCCGGTGGCTGAGAAGACCATCACCTGTGATGACCTTCTAATTAGCTCGGCTTTCGTGTATGAGCTGGATGAAGTGCTGGCTCACTACGACCTGCGTTCTGAGATTTCCCGTAAGATCGGCTATGCTCTCGCTGAGAAGTATGACCGTTATATCTTCCGTGCTATCGCTCGTGGCGCTCGTCAAGCCAGCCCGATCACCAAGGCCAGCTTCGTTGAGCCCGGTGGTACTCAAATCCGTGTTGGCTCTTCTGCCAACGATTCCGATGCTTTCGATTCCAGCGCCCTGGTGGCTGCGTTCTATGACGCTGCTGCTGCCATGGATGAGAAGGGTGTGAGCAGCGACGGTCGTGTGGGTGTTCTGAACCCCCGCCAGTACTACGCTCTGATCCAAGCCATCGGCACCAGCGGTCTGGTGAACCGTGATGCTCAGGGTGATTCCCTGCAGCGTGGTAACGGCATCATCGAGATTGCCGGCATCAAGATCTACAAGTCCATGAACATTCCGTTCCTGGGCAACTACGGTACCAAGTACGGCGGCACCACTGGTGAAACCTCGCCTGGTAACGTGGGTAGCTTCGTTGGTCCTGCTCTTGAGAACGCTGCTACCGGCAGCGGTGTGAACAACGACTACGGTACTGCTGCTGAAGTGGGTACTAAGTCCTGCGGTCTGATCTTCCAAAAGGAAGCTGCTGGTGTGGTTGAGGCCATTGGTCCTCAAGTGCAAGTGACCAGCGGCGACGTGTCGGTGATCTACCAAGGAGACGTTATCCTCGGAAGGCTCGCAATGGGCGCGGACTACCTGAACCCCGCCTGCGCTGTTGAGCTGTATGTGGGTGCTACCGCTCCTTCTGCTTTCTGATTCTTTGTAATCAATCTTGGGGGACTCTTCGGAGTCCCTTTTTTTTATCTTCTGATAGGTACTATGCCCTTTCCTACATATGCTGCGTCCACCGAACTGGATGCTGTTAATCAAATTTTAAGCTCTGTGGGACAGGCACCTGTCACCACGCTGGATCTACAGAACCCCGAAGTCTCCATTGTCCTTAACACTCTTCGTGAGATTAATCGACAAGTCCAATCTGAAGGTTGGATCTTTAACACGGAGCGGGACTATGTAATGCAACCCGATTCTAACACCAATCAAATTACTTATCCGTACAACGTTCTACAGATGGATGCTAATGTAGAACACCATAAAAACGATTACGATCTTGTACGTCGTAGTGGTAAGTTGTACGACCGCCTTCACCACACCTTTGAGTTTACCGAGGATATTCATGCGGATATTACTTGGTACTTTGATTTCACTGATGTACCCCCTGCTATTCAAACGTACATCGTTGCACGTGCTGCCCGCATGTGTGCCACTAAACTAATTGGTGATCAAGAAATCAATAAACTCCTTGCTGAACAAGAAGTCTACACCCGTGCTGCAGCCATTGAATATGAATGCAACCAAGGTGATTACTCCATGTTCGGATTTAGGGATGGTCACAACTATTACGCAAGCTACCAACCTTATCAAGCTTTGATGCGATGAGCACAATCAGCCAAAGAATCCCAAACCTATTTCTTGGTATCTCACAACAGCCAGATAGTAAGAAGTTTCCTGGACAAGTCCGTGATGCTGTGAATACCCTGCCTGACTTTGCGTTGGGTATGTTGAAGCGCCCAGGTGGTGAATACATTGAGTCGTTGACAAACGCTACCACCACTGGTCGTTGGTTTTCGATTCTTAGGGATGAAGAAGAGAAGTACGTTGCTCAGTATGCTAACAACGTATTTCGCATCTGGAATCTTACAGATGGTTCTCCCCGAGCTGTTAACATGGGAACCAACACTGGTGTCCCTGGTACGTGTGTAATAGCTAATGTAAAAACTACACTGGCTAACTATAACACTGCAGTAGCTTTTAAAAAGGTTAAGCTGACTGAACTGAATGATGCTCAGTCTACGTATGCTGAAGCCCTTGCTGGTCAAAACAGTACTACGGAAGAGTTGTTTGATGTAAAATACAACTACACTCCTCCTAGTTCGCCTAACTCTTTTTATCAAGTGTACCTGTATTCAGGTATCACTAAGAATGCAGCTGGAGTGTACATGGTTAAGAACGCTGACACAGTGGTGTCTACAAGCGTTTCCTTGCCCGCTGGATACGCTCTTGGTACCGAACGTACTGATGAGCACCCAAGGCTTGCTGCAGACGGCTACAGGGTCTTTACAGCGATACATGATGTAGCCGCTACACATACTGCTGGTCAACTGTCTGCAGCCTTGGCTGCAATGAACACAGCACAGACTAACTACAACAACGCTGTAACTGATGAAGCTACTAAGCTGGGTCTTTATAATACACAGGTAAATAACTGTGCTATCACTACTGTCCCAGCCAATGCTTACCTTAAGGATGCTACTCCTCAAGACATTGAAGTACTAACTCTCAATGACTACACCTTTGTTTTAAATAAAGCAAAGACTGTAGCAATGGATACAGTGACTACAACAGCTGCTCTTCCTCATCAAGCTTTTGTTGTTCTTAGTATTGTAGGTACAGGTCATTATCAGATCAAACTTGATGGAACCTTGCGTGGTACTCACAACGCTGGTACAGGTGGTGATGTTAATTCCATCCTTAATGACCTTGTTGGTGATATTCACAACCAAGTTTTTGGAGGTAAGACTTACACCGCCATACGAGTTGGTGCTGGTATCTACATTAGTTGCACTGCTTCCTTTACTATTGAGGTTATAGGTGGTCCTTCAGAGGATGCCTTGTATGCTTTCCAGGATACTGTTGCTACGGTATCAGCTCTTCCCAGTCAAGCTAAAGATGGTTACCTTGTAAAGGTTGTCAACTCTGCTGATATTGAAGTTGATGATATGTGGCTACAGTTCAATACTTCTTCTGGTGCTGCCTACGGTGTTGGTACATGGGAAGAGACTGTTGGACCTGGTATTACGTATAAGCTTGATCCACTGACGATGCCCCATCAACTGGTACGTCAAACGGATGGTTCATTTACTTATGGACCTGTGACTTGGGATGACCGTTTGGTTGGTGATCTTACAACTAATCCTAATCCTAGCTTCATTGGAACTACCATCAAGCACATGTTCCTTTATCGGAACCGGCTTGGTTTCTTGTCTAATGAAACGGTAACCATGAGCCGAGCAGGTGACCTGTTTAACTTCTTTAACACCACCGCTCTTGCCTCAACAGATGATGACCCGATTGATATTTCGGCATCAACTGCTAAACCGGTTACTCTTAATTATGTACGGCCTACAGCTGTTGGTCTGATTCTATTTGGTAATACCGAACAGTTTCTGCTTAGCACTGACTCTGACATTCTGAGTCCTAAGACGGCAAAGATTAATACTATGTCGTCATATGAGTGTGAGGCTCATGTTGAAGCTGTTTCTACTGGTATCTCTACTAACTTTATTGCTAAAACCTCTCTTTACACAAAGCTATTTAACCTGATAGATATTAGGAATGACAGCCCTCCTCTTGCAGAAGAGCTGACCTATAACATTCCTGAACTGATTCCAAGTACTATTGATAGCTTTATTTCTTCTGCAGCTGCATCAATCATTTCATTGGGTACTGTAGGAAGTAGCACTGTCTATCAGTATCGGTTCTTGCAACTAAGTGAGAAACGAGTACAGTCGTGGTATAAGTGGACCTTGGCTGGTACTTTGTTGGATCAGTTCTTTGATCAAAGCACTTACTACACTGTAGTGGCTAATGGTAGTGAAGTAGAAGTTCAAGCATTTAATCTTCGTCAATCAAGTGATGAGGGGTTCCTTACTCTTCCCACTGGTGAAAAGACTGATGTGTTTTTGGATAATTGGACCATCAACCCTTACAGAACTTACAATTCTGGCACTGATACAACCCGTGTCTTTTTACCTTATGACACTGTAGCCGGTAAAACTTTTGTGGTTGTAGCCCTTGGTGGTTACATCGGAGGTAGTAATGTTACTTCCAGTCAATCCGTTGGTGCTGTCCTTGAACCAACAGTAGCAGGTACAACCGGTGCTTACTATGCTGACATTGATGGTGACTATCGTGGTCGGGATCTAATCATTGGATACCAATACGACATGTCACTTGAGCTTCCTACATTTTATATTACTAAGAGTGAGGGAAGCTTTGTTAGCAGTGATCAAACTGCTGATCTTATCATTCATCGAATCACAGTTGGTACGGGTCTTAGCGGTCCTGTAACTTATGAAGTTGATTTGACTGGTATCCCTACCTGGGAGAATGTAGTGTCTACCACATTGCCCAACACTTACGTACTCAACAACGTTAACCTTTCTGCTACTTCGCTGCATGTTGTTCCAATTTACCAGCGAAACCGAAACATTTCTATTAGGATTATTGGGGACACTCCATTCCCAGTAAACCTATTGGATTTGACGTGGGAAGGTAAATACAGCAACCGTTTCTACAGAGGTTAACTTTGATTAATTCCACCCCTAAGTTTAGCATAAGACCTGCTACTTTAGAAGATGTACCTGCAATAGCAAGGGATCTATTAGAAGAAGGGAAAGCAGACTTTTTCAGAGCTGGTAAGAATCCAGTTCTGTGTATGGCTGCAGATACTATTTATAGTAATCCCCTTCTTCTAATTAGTCCTGACGGCAAACCTGCTGCATTGTTTGGTGTTGATGATTATGGGTGTGTATGGATGAACATGACAAATGAAATCCGTAAACACCCTAAGACATTCATCAAACAAGCCAAAGAGGTTGTTAAGACCTTGGGACCATTTCTTTGGAACAGAGTAGATATTCAGAACAATAATCTAAGAAAGTTCTTGAGACTTATTGGTTTCAAGGTTATTAACGTCGTCCCATGTGACACACGAAACATCTATTACGTGGAATTTGCAAAAGTAAACTAAATGCCAAAATACTTTGAACCAGTAAGCGCCAGTATTATGGGCGTGCTGTCTATTGGACAGTCTTTGTTTGGTGCAAGCCAAGAAAGTGCCCAAAGGCAACAACAATACGAACAAGAGAAAGCACGGGTTCAACGTCAAAATGAACTGAACGCTAAACTTGTTGCTGCATCCAATAAGCGTACTGCCGACATTTATGGTTATCAGACCGGTCGCTTTACGCAGAACCTTGGCTTTATTCAAGAAGATTTTGCACGTGCTGGTGAAGACTTGCAACGTGAACTGGGTGCTGCATTTGCTCAATCAGCTTACTCCAGGCAAGGCCAGTTGACCGCATTGTCACAGGCTGTAGGCTTTAACCGTGCAGCTTTTGAAGGAGTTAGTCGTTCACGAGAACGTGCTGATGTTCTTGGAACCCTTGGTGTGTTTGGACGGAATGCTGCTATGGAAGCCGAACGCCTTACCGGTGTTGTTGGACAAGCCGGTAGAACCCGTCAAGCACTTGGCCGTCAAGCCACACAGTCCGTCTTTAATGCTTATGGGGATCTTGGTGTTCTTCCTGAGCTTCAACAGTTTATTGCAACTGAAATGCCAAGTGCTCCATTCCAACCGAATGCAGGTTTGACAATTATGAGTGCTTTGACAAGTGGTGCTTCTACTGCTATGTCTGTTGGTCGAACAATGGCAAAGGGTTAAATAAATGGCACTATCTAAAGAACTTCAACTACAACAAGGGTATCAAAGCCCGATAGAACGCCAAGGCTTCAATCCTCTTCAACTGACTGACCAAACTGATCAGCTTGAGCGCAACAAACAAGTTGAGCTTTCTAACATCCAAGCAGAAGGGAATGCGATTAATGAAACCGCAAAACTGCAAGATCTTGCCAATCGTCTTAATCTAGAAGAAAGTGCAAGGGCTGTTCAGTTCTCTGAAACCTTGGGCAAAGCTGTTCAAGCCGGTGTTGAAATGTATGCTGAGGCAGGCATTCAACGTGGTATGAACAAGGCGCTGGATGCTGGTGCTACCTTTGAAGAGTGGCAAGAGTACACTGAAAGCCTAAACCGAGCTAAGCTTGGTGATGCAGCTATGCAGATTGCTGCTAATGATTCGCTTGCTAAAGGCGAACCGTTTGAAGTAGCCAACCTGTATAAGAAACTTGGTCATTATGAGAAGATTGGCTTTAGCCGTGCAATGGCTAAGCAGGCTGGTGATGCCTATAAGCCTTGGTTAGAAGATCAGCTTCAAAGCAACAACACTCTTCAGATTCGTCTGAGTGATGGCAGTGTCTTCACTCCGGCTCAAGCAAAAGGTGATCCGATTAAAACTGCTCAAGCTGTTCGTGCATTGAACTCTGAGTTCTATAAGCAGTATGGTCTTGTAGGTGTTAATAACACGCTTCTCAATGAACACGCTTTTCCTTCAATGCGGAAAGCCCGCAGTGAAGTCATTGGTGAAGCTCGCTTTCAATACGCTCAAGAAGAGTCCTTTAAAGCACGAGAGCTTGCTGACTCAGAGCTGCTAGTTGATAATGATGGCCTGGCTTGGGTTAGGCGTATGGCTGCCACTGTTGATGCACGTGGTAACCACCTTGGAATGCGTGGTGCTTGGACAGAGTTTTGGAAACACCTTGGTAACCTTGATAAGGCAGGTGAGCTGACTCTGGACCGGTATAATTCAATTAAAACTCAAGTTGATCCAGAGTCCAACAAAACTGTTGGTACTCGTTGGAAGACTCAGTTCCTCGCTTTTGATAAAGAGCGGGCAGCTAATGCACGTGCTAACTTTGCTGCTGATGAAGCTGACCGTGAAATGCTTGCTAAACAAGGTGAGCAGCAGCTAGAGACCTACTTCCGTGATAACCCTGATGAGGCTACTGAGGCTAATGTCAAGGGTGCTCAACAAGAGTTCTTCAATAAATACGGTAGAGAAAGTTCTTATCTAAAGAACCTTGAGTCTACCTACGGCATGGATGCTCGGGCTAAAGACGAACTAAATGATCGTTTTGAAAAGCTTGCTGAGCAGAATCTTCTTACTACTGAACAAGTAGCTCGTGCACCTTGGGATATTCAAACCAAGTGGATGTCTGCAGCTAAGCAACAAGAAGCTGGTAGAACTTCTACCTTTAAAACCCAACTCAAAGCTATTGAGAACCACGTTAAAACTGATCCTCGTGTGAAGGTTTCACCTGATGGGTCTACCAGTGGCATGGCTACTCTTGTGATTGGCGAGCTTCAAGCTAAGTTTAATCGTAAGGTTTCTGAGTATGTTGCTGCTGGTATGAAGCCTGCTGCAGCCGCTAACCAAGCAGTTGCTGAGGTAATGGCAGAGTTTGATCAGCCTAAGGGTCGTTATGCTTTGGATAAGACTGGTAACTTCTCTAATTTTACCCTTGGTACTGCTAAAACCTCAGCTGCTATCAACCATAAACTGAACACGATTCGTTCTAGTATTCTTGGTGGCGGTAAATCCTCTCTTAACAAGAAACCTGGTCTTATCTTCAATGCTGCAGAACTGACTGCAATGGAAGACAAGTACGGTGAAGCTGGTTGGTCTATGCCTTTGGAGGCTCAATACTGGGGATCTAAACTTGGTATTAGTGGTCTTGAGGTTATCAACCGTCAGCGTGAAGCTGCTGGTATGCAACCTTTGATTACTCCTCAGTCGATGGAAGTAGCAAATAAAGCTATGTCTGTTCAAATGCAGTCACTGCTTAACCGTCTACCAACGTATAACCGCTCTGTACGGGCTTTGAGCAGCATGGGAAGCTTTCAGCCTACCATGGTACCCAAAGGCTTTGGAATGACCATACAGAAGGCTGCAAGGGCCAATGGCATTGATCCTGCTATCCTTACTGGTATTCTTGAAGTAGAGTCCCGCTGGCGTGATGATGTTATCTACGGTAGAACAAAGTCTGAAGCTGGCGCCAGAGGCATCGCTCAAATCATGCCAGAGTATCATCCTGGTGTAAACTATGACGATCCCATTGCAAGCATCAACTACGCAGCCAAACACCTTAAGGGTTTGATTGCAGCTACCGGCGGTGATGTTAATCGTGCCATTCAAGCTTATAATGCAGGTCTGGGTGGTATTGGGAAGTCTCAAGAGAACAGGAATTATCTTCCTTTGGTTCTTAAGTCGGCTGCTAAGTATGGCTACGGTCAAGCTTGGCGTGATCCCGCAACAATGCGTCCTTCTGTTGTTTATAAGATTGGCAGTCTTGGGTATGGATCTACGGGTCCACATCTTGATGTGAAACGTGTTGCACGGGGTACTACTGCTACTACTGGTTCTGTTGAAATCAAACCCAATGAAGTTGATTCCTTTGTTGAGGTCAATGTGAACGGTAAGTGGAAACCCCTTTCTAAAGGAACTACTCTGACTGATACTGAAGCTCGTCATCGTGCACGGGGTTCATACGGAGTAGATTATGCAGCCCCTGCTGGTACGCCAGTAAGACTGAAAAATGGAGCACAAGTCGTTGATACGTTCAAAGGTCATGAGGGCACAGACCATCTTATCATTGAACTTCCTGACGGCAGACGGTTTCAATTCTTACATGGTACAAAAGTATAACAATGTACAATCCTTACGAGGACTTCAACGCTAAGGATGAGCCTTTAAGCGATGATATTAAAAATCAACTGCTTCAAGACAAGGCTCAATCCGAACAAACTGTTATGAATATGAAGGCAGCCGAACAAGCTGCCTCACAACCTGCTACTGCTGCTGGTACGCCCAGTAAGCAGCAACCGGCACAATCCAAACAGGAAGAAGCTGAACCTAAAGATGCAGGGGACTATGCCCGTGATGTTCTAGAGCTAGGATTGGCTGTGCCTACTGGTACAGTTGATTGGGCTGTTGACTTGTACAACGTCCTTCCTACTCCTGATCTTCCGAAGATCCCTAAGTTCAAGAACGAAGTATTCCAAGCTGCACGTGAAATCTCTTCCTTTGTAGTTCCTACTGTTCTTCTTACTCGTGGTCTTGGTGGGGCAGCTTCGGCTGCCAATGCCAAAGTCAAGTGGGAGATGGGTAAGAATGCACTGGTTAAGTGGTTGGGTGAAGCTGGTATTGCAGCTGGTTCTGGTGCATTTGTTGATGCTACCAACAAGATTAACGAGACCGACGATAACCTTCAAGGGACTCTCAAAAAGATGTTCCCTAAGACCTTTAGCTGGATCTCTGATGACTGGGCTACCGTTGATGGTGACTCTCCTGATGTGATTCGTGCTAAGAACATCAATGAAGGTGTTGGTCTTGGCATCTTCACTGACCTTTTGGTTGGTGCTGGTAAACTTCTTCGTGCTACACAAAAGACAAAGGAAGCTACTAACTTCATCCCCATGGATGAGAAGGCAGTTAACTTCAAAAAGCAACACGAAACTGGAACAGTAACAGCAGAAGATGAAGTCCTTGAATCAGCTGGTCGTCGGGAAGAACTCCTAGATGAACGAGCTGATTACGGCCTTGCTAACAACAAAGAAGGTGCATACCTTGGTATCCACGATGTATTCGATGTTGAAGAAGCTGGTGTCCGTGGTGTTGATCCAATGGGCGTTGTTGGCGCTGGTATTGACCAGGTGCGGATTGCTAAGAATTATGGAACCGTTTATGGACGACTTCGTAATTTTATGTCTGAGCCTGCTGCAAAGTATGTGCTCAGAACTGCTGATCCTGCTACCTTTGATGAAGTAGATCAATCGCTGAAGCAAGCGTTTGATTCTGCTGGTAAGTACAAGGTGATGCTTGGCGATGAAGCCACCATTACTTATAAAGATGTAGTTGCAGAGGGTGATAACCTTAGCAAAGTTCTTCTAGATCCTCGTATGGATGTAGAGGAAATGAAGAAGGTCTTTACCGAGTTCTCTGATACCGTTGATGGTACTGAGCGTCTTTCTGTCGGTACTCGTGGTGACATTGCCTTTGCAGGTTCACTGCAAGCTCTTCGTCAGCTTCGTGATGAATACATCAACCTGGATACTGTTCGTGCTCAAGGGTATCTGGCTACTTCCTTTGCTGGTCAAATCTCTGACCTTGCAGAGGGTGCTCGTCTGATGGATGGCACTGCGGCCATTGAACGTGCTCAAGAACAGATCCTGGATAAGGTTGAGTATCTTACCATTGTTCAAGGCCGAGCCAAGCAGTTGCGTGGTCAAGGTCTGAATAGCCTGAAGCAAATCTATGCTCATCTTAATGAGAAAGATTTTGGTAAGGTTCAACAGATGGTTGATAGCTTCAACGAAACCAAGAAAGCAACTGACCAAGAAATCATTGATCGTGCTAAGCGCACTGTAGACACTCTTCGTCAGGTATCTAAAGAGCGTCCTGAATACCTCAAGCCGTTGCAGATGGCATGGGAGTTTACGGATGGTAACATTGATACCATGGCTAAGCTAAACAGGTATGTTGATCAAAGCCTGGGGGATTGGTTCCCTAAGTTCTTTGTTGATGGCAATCCTGAGATGCCTAATGTCATTGTGCAAGGTATGTGGAGTAATATCTACAACTCTGTGCTTACCTCTGTGTCTACTCCGCTGAAGGCTGGTTTTGCTAACGCAGCTTTGTTGCTTGAAAAGCCTATCACCGTTCTTGGTGGTGCTGTTATTGGTGGCGATGTTAAGACCCTGAAGCGTGGGTGGTATCAATACTCGGCATTTGTGGACACCTTCCAAAAGGGTCTGAAGCACATGACCGATGTGTACCGTAAAGCTGCTAATGATCCGACTTCTGTTGGATACATCATGCGGGATGACCTGGTTAAGAAGAATGAGCAAACGATGGATATTCTCCATTCGTATGCCATGGCTTCTCAGCAGCGTGGTAATGAAGGTCCAATGGCCTTGTATCACAAAGCCGAAGCTCTTAACGACATGGCTAACAATCCCTGGCTACGCTTTGGTGCTAACGCTATGACGGCACTAGACGGTTTTGCACGGGCTATGATTGCCAACGCTGAGTCACGTGGTAGGATCTACGACAAGTTCATTGATGGTGGTCGGAAGCTTGATGCTGATGGCATTAAAAAAGCTTTGGATGATCAATACAATGAGATGTTTGATTCCACCGGTATGATCACCAACAAAGCTGTTGATTATGCCAGCCGTGAGATCGCTATGAACCTTGACAGCCCTGCTGTTGATGGTTTGTCTCGCTTGATTGAGCAGTATCCTGCTATGAAGCCGTTCCTGATGTTCCCCCGTACTTCGGTGAACATTCTGGATATGGCTAATAAGCACAGCCCTATCTCTATCTTTGCTAAAGAGTACAACGAGATTGCCTATAAACCTCTTAGCAACTTTACCATTGATGAAGTAGAGTCTATTCTTACCAAGCGTGGTCTACCCGTTGATGAGAATATGATGGATACCTTTAACACCCTTCGTGCTGAGGTACGTGGCCGTAAGGCTGTAGGAACTATCACCATGATGACTGCTGCAGGCATGTTCCTGAACGGTGGTTTGCGTGGTAATGGTCACTACGATAAAGAGCGTAACCGTGTTCGTCAAGAGCTTGGTTGGAAACCTCGTACGTATAAAGGTTGGGACGGTAAGTGGTATAGCTATGATGGGCTTGGTCCTATCTCTGACTTCCTGGCTTTGACTGCTGATGTGATGGACAACTTTGATTCCATCACCGAGAATGATCTTGAGACTAACATTAACAAACTTGGCTTTATCATTAGTGGTAACCTGACCAACAAATCAATGCTTGCTGGTATTGAGCCAATGAACGATGTTCTGGCTGGTAACCCTGCTGCGTTGAACCGTTGGGCTGCTTCCTTTGCTTCTTCTCTTGCTCCGCTGTCTGGTGCACGTAATGAGCTTGGTCGTCTTATGGCACCTTCTCTTCGTGAATTGGATATGGAGTTCACTCAACTTCTTCGTAACCGTAACAAGTTCCTTGATGTTGTGGATTCCAAAGGTGCACTGCCTGATAAGCACGACTGGATTGACGGTACTAAAGTTGGTTATCCTGAGAACTTCTTCGTACGGGCATGGAATGCTGTGTCTCCTATGAAGGTGTACGAAGGCCAATCGGCTGAGCGTCAGTTCTTGCTGGATATTGAATACGATTCCCGTCCAAGCTTTAACAAGAGCACCAAGGGTGTGGAATATACTCCTAAAGAACGTTCTGAGTTGTTCTCTTTGATGGGTCAACAAGGTTACTTTAAGCGTGAACTGAGCCGTATCATGCAAGGTACTGATGCTCAAATGTGGCGTGAATCCATTAAGACTGAACGTGGTAACGGTTCTCGCATTGATCCTAATCAATGGATGAACCTGTATCGTCAGATTGATGTCGCTTTGGATCGCTCTAAACGTATGGCTGAGGTACAACTAAGTAACCGTGATGAAGTGATGCGTCGTCAATACGAACAAGGTCTAGACAAAGCCTATCAGCAGCGTGGTGTTTCCTTGCTGCAGTGGCAAAACAAGTAATCCACCCATTCCCACAACGTACTAGCGTAAATGGCTGTAACTCAAAATACATACACCGGGAATGGTTCAACTACGAACTATTCAATTACATTTGAATACCTTGAAGAGACCGATATTAAGGTAACACTTAATGGTACTCTAACAACTGCATACACTTTTGCCAACGCTACAACTGTTTCTTTTACGACTGCACCGGCAGCTGGAGTAGCAATTCGCATCTACCGAGATACTGACGTAGATGCACTTCAGTCTACTTTCTTTGCCGGTTCGGCTATTCGTGCTCAGGATCTTAATGATAACTTTCTGCAGAGTAATTATTCTGTTCAGGAAATCAAAGATCGTTTCCTTGACCGTACTGGTGGAACCCTGACTGGAGCACTTGATGCTGGTGGTTTTAAAATCACTAACGTTGGAACCCCAACCAACAATGCTGACGCCTCAACAAAAGCTTATGTAGACAGCACCATTGGTACTGCTGGTGGCTATGCAGCTGCTGCTGCAGCCTCTGCTAGTGCTGCATCTACCAGCGCATCTAATGCTGCTTCTAGTGCCTCTGCAGCTTCCACAAGTGCTTCTAACGCATCAACCAGCGCAAGCAATGCTAGTTCTTCTGCTAGTGCTGCTTCTACGTCTGCATCCAATGCGGCAAGCAGTGCTTCTACAGCTTCGACCCAGGCATCCAACGCAGCTACCTCTGCCTCTAACGCAGCCACTAGCGCCACCAACGCCTCTAACAGTGCAACCAGTGCTGCCAGTTCTGCTGCGTCTGCTTTGGCTGCCTTTGACAGCTTTGATGACCGCTACCTAGGTGCTAAGGCAAGCGATCCAACCGTTGATAACGACGGGGATCCGTTGACTGCTGGCGACTTGTATTTTAACACCACCGTGTCGGCTATGAAGCTGTACACGGGTTCTGCTTGGGTTATTGCTTATGTCCCTGGTGATGCAGCCAGCATTAGCTTTGCCCCGTATAGCACGATTGCGTCTAACAACGTTCAAGGTGCTATTCAAGAGCTGACCGATGAAAAGCTCAACCTGACTGGTGGCACCCTTACCGGCAACGTCACTCTGGATAACCAGTCGGATCTGCGCTTTGGTGAAGCCACGGGTCATGGCGGTAACTGGGTTGCCTTCCAGGCTCCAACCACCATCGCTTCTAACGTCACTTGGACGCTTCCTAGTACTGATGCCACGATTCCGGGCCATGCCCTTAAGAGCAATGCGGCTGGTGAACTGAGCTGGGGTACTGCTGGTGGTGCGTCTGGTGCTGGTGGTGATGATGTGTTCTATGAGAACGGTCAAACTGTCACTACTAACTATACGTTGACGGCTGGTAAAAATGCCATGAGTGCTGGTCCTATCACTATCAATAGTGGTGTCACTGTCACTGTGGGTTCTGGTCAATCTTGGGTCATTGTTTAATTATGCCTATTACTATTAACGGATCCGGAACCGTAACCGGAATTACAGCAGGCGGCCTGCCCGATGGCGTGATCACCACGGATGACATTGCGGCAGCAGCAGTCACGTCAGCCAAGTTGGCGGCAGGTGCTGGCGGGAAAATTTTGCAGGTGGCAAGCACCACAAAGCTCGACACATTTTCATCCACGTCTAATTCGTTTGTTGACGTTACTGGTCTTTCTGTCTCGATTACGCCTACATCGTCCTCAAGCAAGATTCTGGTGATGTGCCACATTTCGGCCTCTGGAGCCACCTGGCATGGAGGCTTCTTAATGTTCAATCTGCTTCGCGCAAGTACGAATCTATCGGTTGGAACGGGTGGAAGTTCAAGCAATGCTACTGCTGTCTATAACGCATATTCCAATGACGCCACCAATACTCAGGGCAACATTTCTCCAATAAGCATTGTATTCCTGGATTCTCCGTCCTCAACTTCTTCTCTCACTTATAAAATTCAAGGCGCAATTACCAATAGCGGTTACTCCTGGAATGTTAACAGAACTACTTTTATTGCTTCACACGGTTCTAGCTCTTCCATCACCGTCATGGAGGTAGCAGCATGACCCTCAACCACGAAGCTATTTACAAGGCTTACCCAGAAGTCGTCACCATTGACGACAGCGCCGGAGCCTTCGACGCAGACGGCAACCCCGTCACTCTTGACGATGCTCTCGTTGATGCCGCTGCAGTCGTCGTCGCCCAGGAGCAGGCGCTGGCAACCGCCAAACGCAACCGTTCTGCCGCCTACACCGCCGAGTCTGATCCGCTGTTCTTCAAGGCACAGGCGGGCGAAGTTGACCAGGCCGAATGGCTTGCTAAGCGCGAAGAAATCCGTGCTCGTTTTCCCTATCCCACGGAGGTGACCCCATGACACTCAGACTAAACGGCTCCACATCGGGTTACACCGAGATCGACGCTCCGGCGGTGGCTGGGTCGAACACGCTGGTGCTGCCGACTGGTAATGGCTCAGCAGATCAGGCGCTAGTCACCAACGGCAGCGGGACCCTGAGCTTTGCTGATCGCGGGCGGATGGTGCTTGCCACCGCGCAGAACAGCACCAGCGGCACCGCGATTGACTTCACTGGGATCCCGAGTTGGGTGAAGCGGATTACGGTGATGTTTAACGGGGTGAGTACGAATGGAACATCATTCGTTCAAGTGCAGCTGGGGTCAGGTACTTTTACAACATCAGGCTACTTGTCGGCTGCTTCGGACTTAGCTGGAGGGGTTACTACGAGTACATCAACAACTGGTATTTTGTTTACAAAGAATAGTGCGGGTGTTGACGCTAGAACCGGAATAATGAGGATTGCAAATTTAACTGGAAACACTTGGATTGGCGAGTCAACGTCTTTTCTTGCAAATGCTGCAGTTACAAACATTTCGTCTGGGCAAATTGCTTTGTCCGGCACCCTAGATCGCGTCCGCATCACCACCGTCAACGGCACCGACACCTTTGACGCCGGTTCGATCAACATTCTTTACGAGGGCTGATCATGAGCACAGTTAAAACAACCAACCTTCAAGCCCCCTCAGCGGCCTCGCCCGCCATCGTGCTGGCATCAGACGGCACCGCCACCGCGCAGCTCAGCAGCCTTAACGGTGGGGCGCTCAGTGGTGCTCGCAACCGCATCATCAATGGCGACATGCGGATCGACCAGCGCAATGCTGGGGCGAGTGGAACTGCCAATGCATATACAGTCGATCGTTTTGGTTATTACGGTGCAGCAGCTTCAAAAGGAACTTGGCAGCAAAATGCCGGTTCAGTAACACCACCCGCTGGATTTACCAACTATTTAGGATTTACTTCGTCATCGGCGTATACAGTTGGCGCCGCTGAACAATTTAACTTATATCAACCAGTCGAAGGAT